TCAAACAACACCAACCCTATTTATCAGTATAGCTTAGTCGTACCCACAGCAGCGGGTGTGATTGATCATGCTGGAGACACTGCTGGCGGTACTACTGCCGGTCTAGGTGTTTTGGTAGGCGTAGAGTATGTAGACGATACTTCTAAGAAGACCGTATTCAAAAACTATTGGCCCGGATCAAACAGCGTAAGCGTTGACTCGAATTTTCCTGTCAAAGCTCTCGTTGCTGATAATCCGATGCAAACGTTCCAAGTAGCAAGTGATGCTACATTGACCGACCGTGCTACGGCACTGACGGGCGTGTTCGCAAACGCAAGCTTGGGAACCTCTGCTAGAACGGGTTCAACAAACACAGGTCGCTCAAACTCTGCGTTGAGTGTGTCCTCGATCAACACCACGGCTACTTTGCCGCTGAAGATTATTGGCTTAGTCGATGACGACGCTAATAGTGACTTCACCGCAGCAGGTATTGGCTTGGTTGTTCGAATCAACGCACACTACAACTCAACGAATGCGCGATTTGATTCACAAACCACAGCCACGACCACTGGCATTTAAGGGGGTATAAGAAATGGCTATTACTCGCGCACAATTAGCGAAAGAGCTTGAACCCGGCTTAAATGCTCTGTTCGGGCTTGAATATGATCGTTACGATCAGGAACACGCTGAGATATTCGACGAAGAATCTTCTGACCGAGCGTTCGAAGAAGAAGTCATGCTCTCAGGGTTCGGTACTGCTCCGGTTAAAGCGGAAGGCAGTGCTATCTCGTTCGACGACGCGCAAGAGACCTTTACAGCGCGTTATACGCACGAGACAATTGCTCTAGCGTTTTCAATAACGGAAGAAGCTATCGAAGATAATCTCTACGACCGGCTTGCTTCTCGTTATACGAGAGCTTTGGCTAGATCAATGTCACAGACCAAGCAGGTTCGGGCTGCTGCTGTATTGAACAATGCGTTTAGCACTGCTTCACCTATTGGTGACGGTGCGGCTCTTTGTTCTGCGGCTCACCCTTCCATATCTGGCAACCAACGTAACCTTCTCAGCACTGCTGCGGATCTCAATGAGACTTCGCTAGAGCAAATGTTGATTGATGTTGCTGGGTTGACTGATGAGCGTGGTCTAAAGATTGCAGTCCGAGGAATGAAACTGATCATTCCAAAGGAATTGCAATTTATTGCAGAACGAGTTCTAAACTCAAACTTGCGACCTGGAACGGCGGATAATGATATTAACGCCACCAAGTCAATGGGTATGTTGCCTGATGGGGCTGTCGTCAACCATTTCCTTACGGATACTGACGCTTTCTTCATCAAGACAGACGCACCTAACGGCTTCAAGTTGTTCCAAAGAACCCCCATCAAAACAGCGATGGAAGGTGACTTTGATACTGGAAACATGCGATTCAAAGCACGTGAAAGATATTCTTTCGGCGTCAGCGATTGGAGAGCAGTGTTCGGTACTCCAGGTGCATAAGTAAACGATTGTTTACGCTTGAAAGGGTGCTTCGGCACCCTTTCTTTTTTGTGTTGTTTTGTTATTCTGTCTGCATCCTGACAGTCGCATCCCGTGACTGACACTAGCCAAGACAGGAGAAACATATGGCTACAACAACTTTCAACGGCCCAGTTCGTTCAGAAAATGGGTTTCAAATGGTTTCTAAAAATGCTACGACCGGTGCAATTACTGTCACTTCCGGTGATAAGATGGCCGTCGAGGCAACTGGTAGTGCAGGGATCGAAGGCACTGCTGCGGTTTATGTCACACAAGTAAATCGTCTGAAAAGTGACGTTTCTACAAACGTCAATATCGTAAAATCATCAATTATGATTGACCTTACAGGTCTGAAAGATGGTGGTACTGCGGGCGATATCATCGGTAAAGATGGATCGGGTGTAGCTTTTATTGCTCAAGTTACAGCGGCTAACCAAGGCACGGTATTCGGAGTAACGATGACCTGTGTAGAGACTCCTGCTGGAGGAAGCACAGACATTGATTTGTTTTCTGCTACAGAGGGCACCGGGGTAAATGATACGGCTATCGGTGATCTTACCGAGACCCAAATTATCAACGCAGGGGCGGCATCTGCGGGAAGCTTTGTTGCTGGTGGAGACATCGCTGCTGATCAGTTCTTGTATCTAGTTAGCCAAGGCACGGGCGATGCTACTTACACTGCTGGTCGTTTTTTAATCGAAATACTTGGTTTCGACGCAGCGTCCTAAAGGAGTAACGTATGGCTGATGCAGTAACTTCTCAAACATTAGTCGATGGTCCTAAATTTGCGGTTTTAAAACTAACCAATATATCTGATAGCACGGGCGAATCCGCTGTCAAAAAGGTTGATGTTTCAGCCTTAGCTACCAGTGCGGACGGTGATACTTGCACAAGTGTCACCATAGACCGCATCTGGTGGCAGTGTATTGGTATGAAAGTACAGCTTTTTTTTGATGCTGATACAGACGCTTTTATTATTGAGCTTGGTGAAAACCAAAGTGGAGATCACGACTACAGTAGTTTCGGCGGCCTGACAAACAACGCAGGCACTGGAAAAACTGGGGATATCATGTTCACTACGGTAGGTGCTAGTGCAAACGACACCTACACCGTTATTTTGTATATGAGGAAAGGCTTTAGTTAATGGCGACGACGAAGAACGTTAAACGTTTACCGTCTGGCAGATTAGAATACCGAGGGGAGACTTTTTCGGGATATAACCAACCGAAAAGGTCCTCTGGCGGTTCTAAAAAGTCTGTGGTTCTTGCAAAAAAAGGTAAAGAAGTAAAGATGGTCAGGTTTGGGGATCCCGATATGACTATTAAGAAAAGCCAACCAGCAAGACGTAAAAGTTTCCGAGCTAGACACAATTGTGATACAGCGAAAGATAAGTTTACAGCAAGATATTGGAGTTGTGACGCATGGTAATGACTAGAAACGCGATGCCAAAAGGCTTGAGTTACTACGCAAAAGGTGGTGGCGCATCCAAAAAAAGCAAAGGCAGTAAGATTTGTCCCGAAGGTAAAGCCTGGGCAAAAAGAACGTTTGATACATACCCGTCAGCTTATGCAAATTTAGCGGCTAGTAAGTATTGCAAAGATCCAAACTACGCTAAGAAGTCCAAAGGCGGTAAAAGAAAAGGTCGATAGATGGGTGAGCTAAAAAAATGGCTCGATCAAGAGTGGGTTCGTATAGACAGCGAGGGTAATATCGCTGATTCGTGTGGAACCTCAAAAGATACTAAAATGCCAGACCGTTGTTTGCCTAAAAAACAGGCTCAAAACATGACTAAAGAAGAGCGTAAAGCCACTGCTCAAAAGAAAAAAAGAGGGCAGAAAAAAGGCAAAAAAGTGGTCGCTAATACAAAGGCTGGAAAGGTAACAGGAATGCGGGACGGGGGAGGAGTCAACTCTCGTATTGCAAGAGGGTGTGGTGCTGTTCTTAGCGACCGCAGAAAACAAACTAAATATTACTGAGGTAAAACATGGCTAGTAGAGTAAATCTTGGTATGGGCGGCCCACAAAAGAAAAGCCCAGCTAAAAAAAGCACTGTGAAGCGCAAGACTAACGGTCAAGGCGTGAAAATGAAGTCCAAAGGCGGAGCAATGGGCGGCAAAAAAGATCTCCCACCAGGAATGATGTACGGTGGCATGGCCGAAAAAGACGACAAGAAAAAAATGAAGAAAAAGCCCAAGGGTATGAAGATGGGCGGCAAAATGACTAAAAAAGGTGGTAAGGTCGGCGGCAAAATTTAGTGCCGTATCTACAATCGAACATCCCACATTTTAAGTGTTGGGTGCGGCGTGAATATACCCACAACCATGAGAAGTATCATGGAGAGTTTCTTCACGCGATGGCGATTGCAGTTACCACAATGCCGTGTAGGTGCTTGAGTTTTCAAGTAATTTTTACTGGCATAGAAGCAGACGGTGAAGAGGAAGATACGGCACACGGAGGAGCCATGTGGGCAAGAATGCCAATTACTGCGTTATGTGCAGACATTCCACTCCAAGAGTGGCCGCAGCCTATGGCAACGCATGATGCCCAACCTTGGGATTGCAGTTCTCACCACCACGCTGTATACGTTTTGGAAAGAGCTACGCCCTGTCCGTGGATGGCTAAAATAGACGGTCAGATGTTCCCGGCTAAGTATTTGTTTACTGTGGATTATGCAGAAAACGAGATTGCAGATGATCCGGCGCAACACAAACAAAGTCATGTTTTACAGTTGCTAGACGCTGGGGAGTGGACGGGAAATGTGGTCGCGCTACCAAACAATAGGGTACGTGTAACGCACCCTGCTTGGTTCGAAGCAGGCGAGTCTGCCCCGGACTTCAAACCCTCTGCACATATACATTATTCCAAATCTGATTTAGATTACACACTAGATGTAAACCGTATCTTCGATAATTTATATAACGACGATACCGAGGATGAATGATGGCCACCTCTGGTAGTACCAATTTCGAGTTAGACCTAGCTGAGTACGTCGAAGAGGCGTTCGAGCGGTGCGGTATGGAGCTTCGCACAGGTTATGACGTGCGTACTGCCAAACGGTCTATGAACTTGTTGTTTGCTGATTGGGCAAACAGGGGTTTGAACCAGTGGACTATCGAACAAACATCGATCACTTTAGCAGAAGGCATACGAGACTACCCCTGTGGGACGCTCACAATGACTGTAGGAGCCTCTGGTTCGTTCACGGTAGGTGAGACTATAACCGGCGGCACAAGCAACGCTACGGCCTCTATAACCAGTGCTCCAAGCACTACCAGTTTTGCTATTACCATACCCTCTGGCACGTTTTCTTCTGGTGAGACACTCACGGGGTCTAGCAGTGCCGCGACCACTACTTTGTCTGCGGCGGTAGATTTATCAAATGTTCAAAGCACTGTAGACATTTTATCTGCTGTGGTGACAAGAAGTAGCACGGATTTTGAGATTCAACGGGTCAGTCGGTCAAGTTACCTGGATATACCAAACAAAGCACAGACCGGTAGACCTAACGAGTTTTTTGTGGATCGTCAAATTACACCGATTCTACGAATATGGCCTACCCCAGAAAACAACACAGATGTTGTGAAGTTTGATCGTTTGACGCGAATACAAGACGTAGATGCGGCAACAGATACTGTCGATATACCTTTTCGTTTTTATCCTTGTCTGACCGCCGGTTTGGCGTATTACCTCAGTATGAAGCGTAATCCTCAGATGATGCCGATGTTGAAAAGCGTTTACGAAGAAGAAATGCAACGGGCTATGGATGAAGACAGGGACCGAGCGTCTCTGCGTATAAGTCCATCATACGATTACTACAGGGCATAGCATGTCAGGCTTTGCATCAGGTAAAAACGCATACGGCATATCAGATAGATCGGGTGTGCGATACAAACTAAATCGCATGAAAAAAGAGTGGAATGGGTCTTTGGTCGGACCAGATGAGTACGAGCCAAAACATCCCCAATTGTATCCACCACCTAGAGCGAGTGACCCACAAGCTATCAGAAACGCCCGTCCAGATAGGGTTGAGCCAATGGTGGTAAATTTGGGTTTGCCCGACGTCTTTCAAAAAACGTTTATACCTGTAAAAGCTAGTGGGCAGGTCGGTTCAGTTACGGTGAGCACAACATGAGTTTTACATTAGCGTCCTTAAAAACAGCCGTAAAAGATTATTGCGAGGTTAGTGAAACCACGTTTGATACGCAGTTGACCACGTTCATTTTGGAAGCGGAAGAACGTATCTTGAAGAACGTTGAGTTGCCCGTGTTCCGAAAGAATGTGACAGGCACGGCTACAAGTGGGAACACTTATTTATCCACACCATCAGATTTTTTGGCTTCGTATAGCTTGGCTGTAATCAGCAGCAGCGTTTACGAGTATCTGTTATTGAAACATACGTCGTTCATTCGCACGTATACGCCAAATGCATCGACCACGGGCACACCTAAGTACTATGCTTTGTTCGATGATAATACTTTTATTCTGGCCCCGACGCCCGACAGTAATTACGATTTCGAACTTCATTACAAATATCGTCCAGCTTCGTTGACCGCAGGGTCAGATAGTGGCACGACCTGGTTATCTACAAATGCGCCAGATGCTTTGTTGTATGGCACTTTGGTCGAAGCGGCTACTTTTTTGAAAAATCCTCAAGAGGTTCCTGGGTATGAACAAAGATATGCCCAAGCTGTCGCGGCATTGAAGGATCTAGCAGAGGGGTATGGTAAGGTAGACGAGTATCGTTACGGTATTAGTAAGGGTAGATAATGCTACAGGAAACACCACAGATCGAGATTGGTGAGGTTAGCGTCACGACCACGCACTGGGCTGGACATGATGTCGATTATTGGGCAGAACAAACTACCAACAAAATTGTAAGTATTGGGGGCAACTGCCATCCAATAATTGCACAACAGGCTGAAGCATTCAGAGATGCTGTCCTGCAACAAATTTCATATTATATGAAAGAAGCAGTCAAGAGTGACCGCACTACGTTGATTGCACAATTAGAAAAACAAGGCCAACCAGAAATGGCTGACATTTTAAGGAGACTATAATGGCTATATCGACAGCTATGTGTACGTCCTTCAAGCAGGAAATTCTTGTTGGCACACATAATTTTACTGCTACCACAGGTAACACTTTTAAGCTTGCGTTATTCACAAGCAGTGCAAGCCTGGGGGCAAGCACCACAGCGTTTGCTACAACCAACGAAGTTAGTGGTACAGGGTATTCAAGTGGGGGTTCAAACCTTACTTCAGTAACCCCAACAACCTCTGGTACAACTGCATTGTGTGACTTCTCAGATCTCACATTCTCCAGCGCATCAGTGACAGCTAATGGAGCACTAATTTATAATAGTAGTGCTTCTAACAAAGCAGTTTGTGCGTTGGCTTTTGGTGGTGATAAAACTAGTACGGCAGGTGATTTTACAATTACTTTCCCAGCAGCGGATGCGTCAAACGCGATAATCCGCATCGCCTAGAGATAATATGTGGCGGATATTACTGGATGGGGCAGAGGCACTTGGGGCGAAGATGCGTGGGGCGAACCTGATCTTGTCGATGTCACAGGTGTATCTGCAACTGGCTCAGTCGGATCGGTTACGGTCACGGCAGACGCAAATACCTCTGTCACAGGCGTGGCGGGAACGTCTGCGGTCGGATCAGTCACAGTCGCAGCAGCCTCTAATACATCAGTTACAGGAGTATCTGCAACAGGGTCTATTGGATCTGTATCGGTTACGGCAGCAGCTAATGTTACGCCAACGGGTGTCGCAGGTACGAGTGCTGTCGGGTCTGTATCGGTCAGCGCGGCAGCGTCCACCTCGGTCTCCGGCGTATCTGCAACAGGATCTGTGGGATCAGTTTCTGTTACCGCCGATGCGGTCGTCAGTCCTACTGGTGTTGCTGGCACTTCAGCCGCTGGCAGCGTTACAGTCTCAGGTGCGGCTAACCTCAGTGTCACGGGCGTTTCAGCAACTGGTGGTGTGGGTTCTGTCACTGCTACTGCTGGGGCCAACACTTCTGTTACTGGCGTTGATGCTACTGGTTCAGTCGGTTCGGTATCCGTTACTGGTGCTGCATCGATTACCCCTACTGGCGTGGCAGGCACTGGCGCGATTGGCACTGTATCTATTTCAGTCGGCCAAAACATTACAGTCACGGGCACAGCAGGGACTGCACAAGTGGGTGTTGTCGCGGTTGAACCAGACACGAATGTCTCCCCAGTTGG